ATTATCTACAGTATCAAATTTAGGATATTTCTAAGCTATATATGTATATGATATACACATAATCACAAAAATCATTATCTACTTATCGTATTGATTTTTATTCTCCTTAGCTATCCTTTCTTTAGATTGACGATCACGTTCTTTATTCATCATTTCATTAGAGTGCTTTCTTTCTTGGAAATCACTTTGTCTAGATTTAAGAGTATCATCTGCATCATTAAATGCATTTAATACTTCAGCAGAACTGTCAGAAGCATTTTGCAAAGTTTCTTCATTTCCTAGAGCTGCACTAGCAGCTTGAATTTTCGCTACTTTAATAGCAGTTTCATTCTTAGTATCACTAACGTAAATTTTATCTTCACTTTCTTTCTCTTTAGCAGCTGTTTCAGCTTCTATAGCTTGTTGAGCAATTTGATTCTTTTGCTCTTCCATAGCTTCTTGAGCTTTACGAGATAAATCTTCTGACTTTTTAAGTATGTTTTTTACATAAGCCATATTATCACTATCAATAAGTTCAATCATATCACTAGCAGTGCCATTGTTTTGAGCAAATGCATAACCATATTCTTTAGCTTGAGCTAACTTATCTCGTTCAGCAAATCTGTCTTTAACAAATACACCAAAACTAGTACCAGCATAGTCATCACCATCTAATTCAATAGATTTAACAAATCCATCACTAGCTATGAAGCTAGCTTTCTTACCATCTTGATAAGCAGTTCTACTTAAATCTAGAATACCTTGATCTTCCTTTTCTTCTAACTTATCAAACTTCCTAAACTTCTCTCTAGTAATTGTACTACTACGAGCAATAGCTTGTTCAGTAACACCTTTACCATCAGAAGCCTTAACATCAGCCATACGTTGGCGATTGAACCCTATAGAAGTATGGTACTCATCTTTAATACTAGCTAACATATTATAATACTCTCTAATATATTGACCAAGACCAGTATCAAGTACTTTAATATTTTGTAAAGCAGTTAATCCACCTTCACGTGTTTCATCAACAAACATATATTGAGTGGCATCAGCCATATACATTAAATCCCATTCATCCTGTCCTTTTTCGTCAGGTACAAGCGTCTTAGGTATGATAATGATTTTGTCCTTGTTTTTGTTTACTAGCTTCTCAAATTGATAGTGTACGATGTTATAGATGACTTGATAAGGAATACCACGTTTAACATCACTATGAATTTTGCCTTGACTATTAACCTTGATTACGCCATTATACAACAGTTTACATTCAGAACTATTGTTCATATTTAAACGATTAGTATCTACAGGTTTAATACCAAGAAACATATTATCACCTACTAACCAACCTTCCCATTGGTCTGTATTATGTATTGTTCTAAGACTTATATCACCATCATCAGTATCTAGCTTATAATCTTCATCTACTTCTATTTGGAGTTGTTCTCCAAGCATAGATACATAATCAAGTATCTGAATAGGCTTAATAGATTTCCAATTAACGTGCCATATCTCTATTAGATTAACATCTGTATCATAACCATAAAATTCAGTACGACCAGCATTGTTATCCATTTTTTCATTCTCACTAAGAGAATAAGTACCTTGTGGTTCTTGACGGTATTGGAACTTAGTTTCTAAATAATCTATAGGGTCAAATTCTGGTGTTCTAAGTTCTTCAAGTTCTTCCCTAAAATGGTCAATAACATCATTAAGATTCCATCGGTCATATCTAGCTACAGCTTGTGCATCTTCTACGAATCTACTACGACTACTACCAAATACGGTAATACCTTCTGGTGGTATATGATTATACTCAACATCGTTATTATGTACCTCTTTAAAACTAAATACTCTATCATATACTACCCAATCACGAAACATATCTTGACGCTTATCAACTATGTCTTGTTCAGAATAGATATACTCTAGGACATCTTGACCATCCATAGCCCTCATATCCTTAGCAGTAGCATAGAAATAAGCATGAGCTGATTTGTAATTACCAACTTCCTCTTGCTGCATCTCAACATCCATACCCATCTGTGAGATTTGGTTAATAAAGTCTTGTTCCATCATTGAGACCATCATATCCTCAAATTGTTTATCGACCATATTTAAACCACTATTATGACCTTTAGCTACAACTTGTGTAGTAACAGGCATATCAGCACGTTCACCAAGATAAGTGTTAATAACTTCAGTAACTATATCATAGTTACGAATCTTACTAGGATACTTATATTCTTTACCATTAGGGGATTTCATTACATAACTGTAATGACGGTCATTAATAGTACCATCAGCAGCTTGACGTACCAAATCTAATTCTTCATTAGTTTGATTCCTGGCTTGACGAACATAATAACCAACACATTCTTTACCCCAACGATTCTTATTAGCAATCTTTTCAGAATAAGGAAGATTCTGTCTTGGCTTATCTATTGTGCCAAAAGTTATTTCCTCTGCAATATCTGCATCATATTCTCTCCAAGATTTCCCTAAATCAAAATTACTACTTCCAACTCTACTCATGTACAAAAAGATTACCTTTTGCTATTGCATCAACAAAAGAACTATTACGACTACTACTCTTTATATGTTTGATAGCTTTAATCTCAATTTCTTGCATATCAAACATTCCAATTTTTAAACTAGATACTCTGTCACAGTTTCTAGTATCTAAGTATTTTATTATTTCTCTTAGTAAACCAGCATCATATATCATATGATAGTTTCTAATTACGTTACCAAGATAATCACGACCTCTTATAGTATTTAACCAATCCCTTAGATATACTAGAGCAGCAGCTTGTCTTTTAGGATTAGCCATACTAATACCTTTTTGACGACCATGCTTAGCAGCTAAGTCAGGATTAAAACTAAAATTAGGTTCATCAGTTAATAAATGGTATAACTTCATTTTACGAGCCATTGCTTTAACAGCATCACCCCTATCATTCTCTACTGTTAACCTACCATTACACCAAGCAGTTAGTAATAATAGTTGCTCATTATAAGTGTCTTGCATTTCTGGTCGACCAATATAAGCACCAACTATAATATCACCACGAGTTTGTGTATAAGGATTTACTCTCTCATATATATAAGTAGAGGCTAGGGAGTCAGTTATCTTAATTTCTTTCTTATCTTTATCTACACCGTAAGGATCATTCCATAGCCTATATAAGCCATCAGGTACTTTACCTGTACTATCCCTATATAGAGGATACCACATGACAACACAACCATCAAGTTCATCCCCACGTTTTAAAGGAAAGTTATTAATAGGTACACGCTTATCATCTGGAACAAAGTCTAAACCTTTGGCAGTATTACGAATCATACCATATTGCCCAAGATACTTATAATTAGTATCATGCTCAACACGATGGAGTTGGTCACTTACATTAGGCAGAATATTACTACTAGTACTACTAAAGGCTTCTTGTCCACAATTAGCCCTTTGAGATACATATTGAGTATAATCTCCAGGAGTCTTAGCAATCTTCTTTTGATGTAATCGCTTCTCTTTAATACTTGCATCAGCAGGTATATAAAGACTATTACCATCTTTATCCATGTGAGGTCTAAGGTTCTGTCTTTGCTGGAAGAAGAACCCACAACCTTCAAGATTATCACCCATACCTTCATCAGTAACATTTTTAAAGGCAAGAGCATTAATACTAGCAGGAGCATAGTATAACTTTTCAAAGGTTTCCCAGTTAGCTTCTTTAGTACCACCTGTACCGAATACAATCAGACTACCTGTTTGTACATCACCATCTTCCATTGTACTTAAAGTAACCTCAAGAAATTCATCTAAGTTAGGAGCTTTACCAGCTTCCTCAACTTTTATCTTATATCCATCTTTACCAATACAAGCATCAGGGTTAGCAGGACCAAAAGAAAGAGCAATTAGCTTACTTCTATAACCTTCTGGAATAATACTATGTTCGGGAGTGTAACCAAGTTCAACCTCATCTACTTTACGTTTAATGTAACCACGAGCAAAGTCAGTATTCTTTTCAAGAAAATCTAAATAGTTCTTAGCCATACCCATCATTTGATCACCTTTAGTAAGGTACTTTAAATCAAATGCAGTTAATAGAACAGTTACATCAGGATGTAGATTAACACTGTCAGCACCATCCCATGCTTCCATATAACTAAAACCCTTACGACGAGCTTTAGCAACAACCATATTATTACCATAATTAAGAGCCCACTCTTTAGCCTTCATATAGTTATAATGACCATCCCAAAAGTCAGGGAAAGTCTTTTGTTTCTTACCAGACTTACGTTGATTCTTAGCTACTTTTAAAAGGTCTTTTGCTTCTTCACTATCTACAGTTACCATTAACTGTGCATAATTAAGAAAGCCATAATGTTCACCAGTTACATGAACTTCTTGTATTTGGTCATCAGCCTGTAATGAACCAAAAAGACGTACTCCCTTAGTACGTTTATCTTCTTCTTCATCCCAATACTCTTCAAATTCTATAGAACCAGGAATAGCATGAGTATAACATTCATTCTTTTCAAAATAAGTAGCACTAGTCTTTAGAAGGTCAGTATTACAGAATGTAATATCTTCATGAATATATAGTCCATTATCATCTACCATTAGTTCTTACAAGCTAGATAAAGCATTTGGTTCTCTATGAGGGCTAAGTAACGAGCGTAGTTATATCTTGTACAAGGAACAAACTCATAATGTGTACTACTTAATGGTAGAGGTATTTTATACACAGCATCTTTAGGAAGTTGAGTAAGTAATACATCAGTACGTTGTATCTGTGCAGTTACTTCTTCTTCTTCCAGACGTCTGTTATATTCCCTACTCCCAGCAGAGCCATGCTTGCCCATAGTATATTATCAATAGTACTTTCAGTAACATCAGGTAGAGTACCTCTACCTTTTAATACAATAAGAGTACAGTAAGTCATTAATAGATATACTCCTGCTACTTTCCTAATAGCAGGAGATTGAGAACGAAGTTCTTTCGTTATAACATTATAAGCATTAAGAAGCCTACTCATACTACTAAAAGTACTAATATTACTAGCACTATTAGTATATGATATACACTTAACGCATTAATTTATTTAGTTTCTCCATTGTAAGAACTAATGCAATAGCATTTTTATCTATACCATGTTCAGAACAATTAAGATCAACATCAGCGGCACTATCAAAGAAATAAGATTCTGCTAGATAACCATAAGTATCAATCTCTCTAATAACATAGAAATCCTTTTCTTTATGTTGTCTATTACGTTGATTAGGAAACTGACCTTCTTGTTGTTCTAACCATATATCAGCCATTATATCACTAAAATTATCTTTCTTAGTAGTATAAGCCTCATACCCAGTACCGCCTCCAGCATTAGCATGAATCTCATGAACAACAACTAATTGACCTTGACGTTTAAAATCAGCTTTAAAGTCATTAACTCTCTTTATCCTTTTACTTAAAGGAATATCTTCTTCTTCAGGAACTATATTTAATGCAATAGGAGCATCATCATAGTTACTAAGAATATCAAAAACTTTAGCTACAATTCTTCTATTCTCTACCCCTTCATGTACTACCTTACCATTAGGGAAAGTAAACATCTTCTTAGGTGCAGTAACATACTTACCTCCAACTATTCCACCATGACCAGGTATTAATAGATGTACTAGACCATTAGGGTATCTAGACTTTATTACTTCAATTTGTTCTTCTTTACTCATATCACTGTACTTTTCTAGTTAAATAAAAGAAGGCTACTAGTATTAATACTACTAGCCATAACATTGCATATATATTGTAATCCTTTCTGTAATCAAATTTCATTTCTTCCACTTTTTTCTAGGGCAAGTATTACCACCACGAATCTTAGGTTCTATAGGACAACCACAATCACATATCTCTATAATAGCCCCTTTATTTGTAAGACCCTCACAGCTTTTACATACTTCATATCTATGCTTAGCAAGAGCCTCTACTAAAGGATTAACTCTTAGAATATTATTAGCATGACCTTTGACTATATTCTTAATGTCCATTACTTTTCTTTTTAGCGTGTTCTACTAAAGCATGAGGTACAGGACTAGAACTCTTATTACCGTCTTTATACTTATCAAGTAGTTCAGTCCAAGTAATATAATGTTTTTCCTTATCTATTGACATAGTTATCAAAAGTTATTTCTATTTCTTTTTTGTAATACTTAATAGCCTCTCTATACCAAACAACACGATTAGGATCATTATCCTCAATATGGCAAAGTATAAGTCCTTTACACTCCATGCCCCAGAGTTCCATGAGATGAGCATATAGACTAAGTTGAAGACTATAATGAGTACCACTACA